CTCCACATGGTTCGCACTGGCATCCTGCACTTCTTCTGGGTCATCGCCTGTTTCCAGCCCAAGCACCTTCAGGAGAGCGTATTTGACGCCATAAGACATTGCCTTCCCCGGCCCCTTGTCCTGGGGATCAACGCCATAGCCGAAGGTTGCAACGTCGATAAAGTCTGATCGGTCATCGATATTCTCGAAGCGAACGTCAAAGGTTGCTTGCGTGCGGTTGCCGTTCTGCTCAACCTGCATATTGCGGGGATAGTAAACCACACCATGCTTCTGAAGGATCGGGCGGACCTTAGCGGTGACGGCATCATGCGAAACGATGCTGTAGTTCATGCCCGACTTTTTTTCCTTCTGGATATAATCAACGTCGGCCATTGCTGCGTTGATGCGCTGGGCGATATTAGGCTTGCTCATCTTTCAACTCCTGTTCTGTTTTCCATTCATTCCATTCTTGCTGCGTCCAGCTATCAGCTTGGTCGAGCGCCTCGAAGGCTTCATCTGATACGTAGGGGATCACGAAAGAAGGCTCCAAATCCAAATCAAGCACATGGGAAAAAGGAAGAACCCTGCCATCTCTGTAAGTGTTTGCTTATCCATCTATCGTCTCCCAATCATCGCCATAGCGGCGTGTCATTTCTGCGTTCCAAGCTTCTTCGCTGGCGTTGAGGTAAAATTCTACGTCTATCGGCTGCATCGGCCAGACCGTGATCGGCTGCACGCTTTCTAAGACGCGGTTGAATTGCTGAAGGCCCCCGTTCATGACTTCACCCCGAAAGCCTTGTTGATGCGCTCGATGCGCTCGGCAAGAGCGGGTGACATTGGTTTTGCCTTCAGGCGCTCGATCAATGCACGTTCTTCGTCGGTGGTGGGCGGATTATCGTATGTTGGGTAAATGATTTTTCGCATTTTTGCCTCCTTTGTTGTTGAAGCGACAATACCAATCCCTTGAACATATGCAAGCACCAATTTGACATGATGCAAAGATTTTTATTGCATTAAGTAATTGTGTCGGGGTAATGGGCGTTCATGGACATACGAAAAGAACGCAAAGCCCTAGGTTGGACGCAAGCGCAACTTGCTGACAAGCTTGGTATCAATCACTCGATGGTTTCACGCATGGAAAGCGGCGATATACTGCTAAATGTGCGGACGCTGATCGCACTTGAAGTGATATTCAAAGAGGGCAAAAATCAACAGGCTCCTACCCAGTCGGTTTCAACGCATTCCCCGACTGGTTCCTAGCTGCCGTGTCTGACTTAAAACCAGATACGGCAGCTTTTTATCCGCCGCGCTATGTTACCGGCGCACTGCTCAAAAAGATGGGTTGGGAGTTCATCCGGGCAGATCAGATCAAGTCACGATGGAAAATAATTCATAAGGAGAAACCATGTTTAAAAACATATTGAAGCGTTGGCTCAAGCCCAAGCAGGCCCGTGACAATGAAGGGCGATTCCTGCCCAGCCGCGTTGCAGCACGCCAAAAGGCTATCGAGATGGCTAAAGCAATGAACCGCAGCGATCTGGTTGAAAGGCTTCAGGCATGATCTATGAATCTCCATCGACCGCAATAGCTTTGGCCCGTTATCTCGCCACATATATCAGCGATGACAGCACCATCCTCGCCCATGTTCGCCACCGGTTCGGCGTGACTTTATCCAGAACCGACATGGCTAAAATGCGTGCATCGCTGCCGAAGAAATACCTGCCAGGACAAGGCAATCCGTCCGGCTGGGACTTCAAAAGCGACCGAAGCTTTCGCGGACATATTCGCCGCAGAACAGACGATCCGCTATTGGCCGCGCTGGCATCATATCACCTGAAGCACAGCAATCTGAAGCCTCACGAAATTGAATATTATCGGAGGCTGGCGCAATGAATATGTTCCCGAAATGGTATCGACCGCCTCCCGTCCAGCGTACAAAGCGCAGCGGCTCGTCAGTGGTCAAAGCGGTGATGAATGAATTTCAGATCGACAAGGAAAGTCTGGAAAGCAACAGCCGGAAGAAAAAGCCGGTCAGAGCGAGGCAGGTGGCATGGTATGTGATGAGCCGCAACTGTCCACATATGTCATATCTTCAGATGGCGCGTATGTTAGGCCGCACAGACCATAGCACAGCGTTTCATGGCGTGCGGGTGGTTCAGGATCTGATCGCCATTGATGATGACTTTGCAGCGGCTGTCGAGCGTGTAGAAATGGCTTTGCATGACTAAATACTTCGCCAAGAAAACAGCCTGCTCAAATGGGCATCTGCACGCCTCGAAACGTGAGGCCAGGCGATGCGATCAACTGCATCTGCTACAGCGAGGCCGCGAGATCGAGGGGCTGACCATTGAGCCGAAGTTCGAGTTTGTCATCAATGGAAAGCCCGTCAAAATGGGCAACGGACGGATTGCATCTTATCGACCGGACTTCACCTATATGGAGCGAGGCAAGCTGATCGCTGAGGACGTTAAGGGTATGGTCGTTCGAGACTTCCCGCTTCGTGCTGCATTGTTCCGACATCTGTATCCTGACTGGGAACTGAGATTGACTTAAACGCCAAAATATGGTGAATGGGGTGGGCGGGGAGCTGCCAGGCTCGACCCGCCCACACACGCGAAAGGACGTTCGCATGAAACGCAAGACACTTACCATTAAAGCACCCGTCCCGCAACACATTGCGGTTGATGACATCATAGACAGAGTCTGTGAAAACTGCCGATTCTTTGACGATATTAGCTTCGGAGAAAATCCAGAGATGCTTTGTCGCAAGAAAGCGCCATACCAAGATATTGTAACCGGCAGGGGTATTTGGCCCAAGGTGTATCGAGCAGATTGGTGCGGGGACTTTAAGCGCCTCCCAGTGGAGTAGGCGCGATGCACTATTACCGATTTAGCATTGGCGATTACGCCAGATCAACCAGGCACTTGTCGAATGATGAGGACTTAGCCTACCGCCGCTTGCTTGACATGTATTACGAAAACGAAAGACCAATCCCATTGGAAACCCAGTGGGTTGCGAGACGTATCCGAATGGATACCGAAGTTGTTCAGATCGTTCTCAATGACATGTTTAAACGGTCAGATGATGGCTTTAGGCATACGCGTTGCGATGCAGAAATAGCCGAATATCACAAGCAAGCGGAGCGCAATCGCGCCAATGGCAAGCAGGGTGGAAGACCAAAAAGCGTTAAAAAACAACAGATCAAAAACCCAGTGGGTTTCCAGTCGGAACCGGATAGCATCCCAGTCGTAACCCTAACCACTAACCATAAACCACTAACCACTAACCAAGAACCGCTTATAGAACCTAAAGGTTCTAGTGAAACTGGCGTTTCACCCGTCCGTCCGATTGAAATTGTTGAGGCATGGAATATCACTGCTGCCGAGCTTGGCTTGGCGAGGGTGGTCAAGCTGACTGCGGATCGAAAGCGCAAGTTAGCGGCACGATGCAAGGATACCTCGCTGGAAGAATTTCAGGAGGCGCTTACAACCATTCAGCGAAGCCGGTTTCTTCAGGGTCACAACGACCGCAACTGGAAAGCCGACTTTGATTTTTTCCTCCAGCCGAAAAGCTTGGCTAAACTGATTGAGGGTTCTTATGAGTAATCGTTTGTTAAAATCCGCACCGAAACAAGAGGGTGAAAAGCGCACGCCGCAGGGATGGTGCGATCACTGGAACAAATATCTTCACGGTCACGAAAAAGGCGGAGACAATCAAGTTGTCCGCCACGATATTGAATGGGTGGTCGGTGCTGACGGTTATCCTCGCTTGCAATCTGTTCAGACAGACTTTGATCGCACGATGAAGGAGATCAAGGAAGGGAATATATCTCAGGCTGCGATTGATCGGTTGCCATTCAACATCCGCCGGATCGCATGGAATCGCGGTTATCTGAATTGCGATTACGAAAAGCCGCCGCGCTATTGGTTGCCCGGACATAAGCCTGGACAGCAGGCACAGCGTGCCGCGCTAAGTTGGTATGATGACGTCTAACTTCCCCCTAACCCAATATCTAATAGACCTCCAGAAAGCCTCCACCATGAAGCTAAAAAAGATGGATATATCAGCAACAGCCCGAAAGCGTGGCCTGCCTGTCGCATATGTGATCGCCTACAGGGATATGGAGTTGAAAAGCCGGTGACTTGTGCAGCCAGCCTGAAAGCGATATAGTCCCACCACCAGTCCATATTGGAAGCTGAGATGACACTGAAGATTGAAACGCGCCCAGTCGCAGACCTGATACCCTACATCGCCAACAGCCGCACGCACAGCGATGCCCAAGTGGCACAGATCGCTGCCAGCATAAAAGAGTTTGGCTGGACAAACCCCATCCTGATCGACGGCGATAACACCATCATCGCAGGCCACGGACGCCTTCTAGCAGCCCGTAAGCTTGGAATGGAATCAGTCCCCGCAATAGTCCTCGATTATCTCAGCAAGGCCCAGCAACGCGCCCTAGTGATAGCCGACAACCAGCTTGCCCTAAACGCAGGGTGGGACATGGCGATGCTTGCCGCTGAATTAGCGGAGCTTGATGATGCAAAATTTGATTTGGAATTGCTGGGATTCGACGCTGGGCTGATCAATGAATTGCTTGGCCCTGTCGATGAAGTCAGTCTTCCAACACTGGCTGATGGCGACAAAGAGCCGTTTCAGCAAATGACATTTACTTTGCACGACGAACAGGTTGAGCAAGTCAAGGCTGCTATGGATGCCGCAAAGGCTATGGGGCCATATGATAGCCTAAATGAAAATGGAAACGGCAACGCTATTGCCCGCATCTGTGAAACGTTTTTAACGGTAGCCCATAATGATTAGCGCAAAAGACATTGTGATAAAGCCAATTAGCGCAAAGGATGCCAATAGCATTGTAAAGCGCCTACATTATAGCGGAAAGGTTGTGCCTAACAGCACGCTGCATTTAGGCGTGTTTCTCAACGGACGGCTTGAAGGTGCTATGCAGTTTGGGCCAAGCATTAATAAAAAAGGCTCTATGAATATCGTTTCTGATACAAGTTGGAACGGATTTATTGAACTTAACCGTATGGCATTTTCGGACAAATTGCCGCGCAATAGCGAGAGCAGGGCAATCGGCATTGCAATGCGTTTGCTGAAAAAACATTATCCGCAATTTGAATGGGTAATTAGCTTTTCGGATGGCACGCAATGCGGTGACGGCACAATCTATAGGGCAAGCGGCTTTGTTCTAACTGACATTCGAATAAGCGATGCCCTGCGTGTAAATCCGCAAACAGGCGAAACTATGCACGTTATACAAGCGCACCATCTCAAAAAATCAAAGGAATTTCGTAGCTGGAAGCCATTACAAGGCTATCAATTGCGCTACGTCTATTTCCTAAATCCAGAAGCCCGACAGCGATTGACAGTGCCTATCCTGCCCTTTAGCAAGATCGAAGAAATGGGCGCTGGAATGTATCGCGGCCAAGCGCGTGGGAAAGATCAGGCATCAGAGATCCCCTCTGGTCTGGGCGGCGAGACTCCGACCCCCACGCTCCAATCTACAAGCTAAGTATAGGAGCGCTGCGACCTTGCTTAGTCACTGCATAAATCAAAGTGCGCCCATCACCAAAGGTGGCAGCATATTCCTTTGCGGAATCCAAGCTGTCAAATTCCATACGAATGCGGCTGGAAGGATTGCGCCCACGAATAGCTGTAAACATGACAGCATTCTCAAGGCAGTGGCGATCCAAATCATCAATAGTGTTATACATATTTGCTCCTATGTGCAGGAATCTACAGGCAATTTGATGCGGTGCAAACGAAATGACTGAGCCAACCAAAAAAAGACCTAACTGGTCGGAATTGCGCGTTGAATATGTCAACGGCACAATGAGCCAACGCGAATTAGCGGCATCGCATGAGATTAAGGCGTCTGGCTTGATGGCGCGTGCTGCAAAGGAAAAGTGGGAAGACGAGCGCAAGCAAAGACAAGCCGCGATAAGCAGTGCCGCGCAGGAAAAACTAACAGAAGATCGCACGGATCAATTGGCAAAATTCAATGAAGACGATCTAACTGTTGCTCGCGCAATTCGCGGCAAAGCTGCTCAGATGATGCAGACCGTAGCATCGCCCCAAGACTTGCGTGCATTGGCATCTGCAATGGAAGTGGCCCAGAAGATAGGGCGGACTGCGCTTGGCTTGACTGACAAGATAAAGCTGCTGGGCGATCCTGATGCGCCTTTGGTTATGCAGATCAGGCGGGAAGTGATTGATGGGCCGAACCCTAACGATTAAAACCCCTCGCTGGTTCAAGCCATTCCTAAAGCCATCACGCTATAAAGGCGCACATGGTGGCCGTGGCTCTGGCAAATCCCATGCCTTCGCTGAATGCGTGATCGAAGCCCATGTGATGGACCCGAAGCGCCGCACAGTCTGCGTCCGTGAGATCCAAAAGTCCCTAAGCCAATCGGTCAAGCGTCTGTTGGAACTGAAGATCGAGCAGCTTGGCGTTCAGGACTATTTCGAGATACAAGAATTTCAGATAAAATCGCGCCACGGTGACGGACTGATCATCTTTCAGGGAATGCAGAACCACACCAGCGATTCCAT